GGCATCGCAAAGACGTTTATTCACGTCGATAACAGTTACGACGCCAGCCACGACGAGGACGTAATTTGGTTATATGATTAAAGAACACCGGCCAAGACTAAGCGCGCAGCAGTACAAAGCCTTGGACTTCATCCGGGCAAACGAACGGCGTATCTTGGTTGTAGGTGACTTGCATTGCCCGTTTGAACTCGACGGTTATTTCGAATTTTGCTTGCAGCAGTACGACAATTTTAACTGCAATCACGTCGTATTCATTGGCGACATCTTGGACAACCACTACAGCAGCTACCACGAAACCGACCCGAATGCGCTGGGCGGTTCGTACGAGCTGCACGAAGCCATAAAGCACGTTCGTAAATGGGCGGAAGCATTCCCCGTTGCCGACGTCATAATTGGCAACCACGACCGCTTAATAATGCGCAAGGCGTTCAGCTCATCCGTGCCGAAAGAATGGATAAAGGACTATAACGAAGTGCTAGGCACAAGCTGGAATTGGTGCGACCGTAAGGAATACGACGGCGTGCAATACGTCCACGGCGAAGGCGGCACGGCTCGCAACAAGGCCAAAAACGATATGCAAAGCACGGTGCAGGGCCATATTCACACGCAGGCATATTGTGAATGGATGGTAGGCAACAACTTCAAAATTTTTGGAATGCAGGTAGGTTGCGGCATTGATCGCGACAGCTATGCGGCGGCATACGCGAAGCACTTTAAAAAGCAGGCGATAGGTTGCGGTGTAGTGTTGGGCGGGCATACCGCTATCAATTGCCTGATGCCTTTGTAACTTGCCGTCAAATTCTTAATTATGGGAGAACTTATTCAAATGTACTGGGCCGAGATTGCTTTGGCGCTCATGGCCTTCGTAAAAGTTATTGTAAACCTTACGCCAACCGAGGCAGACAACAAGGTATTCGGCTGGCTCGACACGCTAATAAACGCAATTGTTGCCGACCGACGAAAGGAACGTCGAGAAGCGCGAAAAAATGACTAAATTGCAGGCGTGTAGACATTAGAAGTTACAGGTTTGTTTTTGTTTCAGCAGCGAAAAGGGGTTTATCCAACGGGATAGCCCCTTTTTTTGTGCCTCAAGAAAAAAAAACTTCGAAAAAGTTTGCGTAACGAAATAAGTTGCGTATCTTTGACATGTCAAACAAACAAAAACAACCGACATGAACGCACAAAACAAACTCCACGCAGCAATCGCAAAGCAAGACACAAAGACGTTGAAAGAAAGCGCTGTTTTGCTTATGCAAGATTTGAGCCGCGAAGCTGGCGTAGCGCTTTGCGCAGTTTTGGATGTACTCGAAGCACGAATGGGCGACGAAGAATTCACGCAATTTGCAAACACGCTGTAAGATGTGGCGCGAAGGCTACGACTACCCCAGCGACGACGAAGAACAGGAAAACGATTTTTTCGAGCGCGCCGATCACGATTACGAACAACTAAACGACAAGTAACATGAACAAACCTATTTGCGTACGCAGCAGCGTACACGTGAAGCCAACAAGCGACTTTAACGCATGGCAACAAGAACTGGCCGAGGAACGCCGATTTGAACGACTTATGCAACAATTTAAAGCCGACTTGGTTGCGGCATACACAAAGCGAAACAAATGAAAGACGAACAACTAAGCACGTGCTGCGGAGCACCTAGATATGGCGATTGGGAATTGTGCGCTCAATGTTTGGAACATGCTGACTTTACAACAGAAAAATCATGAGCGCAATCGACGAACTGAAAGCGTTATCGGACAAATACGATATGCGCGCCGATCACTTCCACAAAGACCAACGCGGCTTTGTGATTATGACGCGCCGAGGCGTTGAACACGTACAAGCCAAAATAAAGGCCGTGGTGCGCTTTGAAATAGTGCCGGAATGGTCTGACCCGAGCGAAGGGAGATATTGCGTTAAAGCGTACGCAAAATGCGAACTGGGCGAAGTAGAGACGTACGGCGAGGTGAGCAAAGGCAACAACCGGAATGCGTACCCGATTGCAATGGCCGAAAAGCGCGCTTTATCGCGTGCGGTTTTGAAGCTCGCCGGGTATGGCGGTATTGTTTACGGCGAAGACGAAATAGACGAATGAACCTTGACGAGTTTTTCGAAGCAGCAGAAGCCGACCAGCAAGCGCACCAAGAACGCTTAAAGGATTTGGCGCTGCATCTACTCAGCACGTCCACGATGAAGGACGACGACGAAGGACTAACCGACGAAATAATAGAAACTGATCCCACGCCGCACCGTTGGCGCGAGATATTCGAACGACTACAATTAAACCAATTGCGGGCGATTGACCTGCCGAATTGGTCGCAAACAGAATTCACTAAATCCTATAAAAAACATGGAATTAACAATTGAAGGCGTTGTGCGCCGAGTAAACCAGCCGCAAGAATTTGCAAGCGGCTTTCGCAAATGCGAAGTTCACGTAGAAGTGCCCGACGGCGAATACAAGGATATTTTCCCGGTCGAGTTCATTAAAGACATGGCCGACGAAGCCGGCACGCTTACGCCCGGCATGCAAGTAAAGATGCGCTGCAACGTACGCGGCCGAGAATGGGACGGCGGCGAAAAAGGATGGCGCGCGTTTATGAGCCTGACCGTATGGAAATACGAGATTTTGACAGAAACGGACGAGATGAAAGCGCAAGCGGCGGCAATCGAAAAAGTGGCAAAAGACGATGGATTCCCGTTCTAATGTGCGCTGGGTGGTCAAGCTACCCGAACACAAAACGCAGGTACGATTTGAGAACCTCAAAAGCTGTCAGCGATACTGCCGCGATCTGTACCAAAAAAAAATTAAGTATGAATGCAACTTCTATTATGAACCTGAAAGAGTTTCTGAAACATCACTTTGAGAACCTCGATGAAGCCGCCGAAGTGATGGACGTGAGCCGGCGCACCGTCGAAAACTACATCTACGTAAACCCGTGCGGCATCCTAAAGCACAGTGCAAAATTCGTGCAGCGCAAAGACGTTAACCCGTTGGACCTGTTCGACGCGGTTGCGGAAAGCATGGAGCAGATCAATGAAAACAGAGCGAAACAATGATTAAACAACCCCTAACATCTACACAAATTGAACAGGCAAAGGCCAACGAAAGAGCCTTACCAAAAACGCTGAAATATGACGTAAGCGGAAACATAACTGAAAACAGGCAGGCGGGCTGCATAGGCGAGCTTGCTTGCGCTTTGTACCTAGGTTGCGAGTTGCAACACGACTACGAATACGACATCGTGTTAAACGGTTGGAAAATTGACGTGAAAACCATGAAGCGTAAATATGATCCCAGTAAAGATTGGGTTTGTCGTATACCAATTACCGGGCACATGCAAGATTGCGACATATATGTATTTGCCAGCGTAAAGCACAAAAACGACACATTTGCGCCTTACGCGCATTTGTGCGGTTGGGCGTTCAAACACGAAGTGCAGAAATGGCCGCAAGTAAAGGAAGGCGACCCGTGGCCGGAAGCACCGGGCAAAACGGAAAAAAGCGATGCTTACAAAAGCACGTACGCCAGCTTGCACAAAATGGAGGCGCTTCGCTGATGCAACGCAAAGGTATTTTTATACCGTTGGAGCTTTGGAATCTTGGCGAGTTGCACCCCAACGAACGGGTGCTGCTGGCCGAGGTTCTGAACTTCGAAGCGCAGGGCAAAGAATGCTTTGCCAGCAACGCGCATTTTGCCGATCTGCTCAACGTATCAGAAGCGACCGCACGCGGATACATTTCCAAGCTCGTAAACGCCGGTTTTTTGGTTCGCGAAGGCGACAGATACAACAGGCGACTGCGTAAATCTGCGCAAACGAGTGCGCAAATCCGCGCAGACGAGTGCGTAAATCCACGCAAACGAACGCGTAAATCTACGCAAACGAGTGCGCAGAATTCAGCACATAATAAAACAGATAATAAAACAAAGAATAAAACACTTAATAAAAGCGCGCATACGCGCGAGGTTGTTTTACCCTTCCAAACCGATACCTTCCAAAGCGCATGGAACGAATGGAAGGAATACAAGCGCACCGATCACCGATTCAAATACAAAACCGCCCAAAGCGAACAGCGGGCACTAATGAAACTTCAAAATGAACACCCCACAGAAACAGACGCCATCGAAGCAATCCACACAGCAATTGCAAACGGTTGGAAAGGACTTGTATTTGGCAAGTCCAAGAATGGCCGACCTAACGCCCGAAGAGCGCAAAACCTTGAAAGCGATGTCAACCGCGAAAAGCTTGCAGAATTTGCAAGAACAGGACGTATCAACGCTGACGGTGGAAACGTGCTTTAAGGGCACGAACGTACAGACCGCTATGAAAGTCGACGAGGTAGCCACGCGCGCTGCCTTGGTCGCCATGATCACGCGAACCGTTAAATTCATCGACGCAAACAAGACCCTAAGCACGCCCGAAGAAATTGGATTGACCGTCAACGAGCTGATAAAAACCTACCCTTGCTTCACCATCGAGGACTGGCGGTTATGTTGCTACCACATGGCGAAGGAGGTTTACGGCCCGTATTACGAACGGCTAAAGCTGGCGCAATTCGTGGAATGCTTTGGCAAGTACAACCAAGCAAAAGCGCCGATCGTGCAAACCATTCGCGACCTCGAACGGCAGGACTTTGAACGCGAGATGAAAGAGGCGATACGATACCTGCAACCCGAATACGCGACGCAGACGAACCCACAGGCCGCACGCGTAAGCGCGCCGGAATGGATGCGCGGCGAAGACCGGCTTACGTACACCGAACGCGAGGCCATGGACGAACGAGCAAAACAACAGAAATCATGAAATTGACATACGAAAGAGAAGGCTTGGTAATTGAATATGAATATGGCGTTA